GAAATGTATAAAAAAGGAGTGAAAATATGGTTCACAGAAAGAGACGAGCCAGAGTTTTGCGCAGGTCATTGTTGATAACTGGTCGTGGATCAGTCCTGTCGTCTACGGAGCCGCAGCCGCGCTGGCAGTTTTCTGTGCATATCTGGCTATAACCAAGGTAATTGGGTTAGCCGCAGCAGCAGTGCAGGGTATTATGGCGTTGGCGCAGATTGGATTAAACGGTGCTATAGCCGCATGTCCCATTGTTTGGATTATTATACTGATTATCGCATTGATCGCCATTGTGATTGCTCTCGCCACCCGGGTTGCGGAATTCACAGGCCTGGCAGACTCTGGAATTGGCTACATTGTAGGAAGGCTGAGTGTGGCAGCCACATTGGTACAGAATATATTTGCCACAGTATTCAATGTAATTATTGATATTTTCGCAATGGTGTTAAATTGTGTAGCTGCATTTGCGAATTTCTTTGGCAATGTGTTTAGAGATCCGATTGGTTCGGTTGCCCGATTGTTCTTTGATCTTGTAGATGGCGCTTTGAGTGCTCTTCAGACTTTGGCAGGCGCAATAGACACATTGTTTGGCTCTGACATGGCTGGTACTGTTCAGGGATGGAGGGATGGCCTCGGAAGCTGGGTGGATGATACATTTGGCGAGGAAGAGGAAATCATGGCCAAAGTCAGTGCTGAGGACTGGCATATTGAACATTCCAGCTATATTGACGCATGGGAAAAAGGAGTAGAATTTGGCGATGGGATATCGGAGGCAATAGGGAATTTCAGCCTCGCAGACTTTTTTGGCGCGGAGGAAATTCCCTCGGCGGAGGATTACGGGGATCAGTACGGGCTGAAGGACCCGGAGGAGAATTCCGGGCTCTCGGACAATGTGGCCGATATTGCCGAGAACACAGGTAACATCAATGATTCTCTGGAATGTACCCAGGAGGATTTGAAGTATTTGCGGGACATTGCGGAGCAGGATGCGGTGAACAGATTTACCATTGCAGAGATCAAGGTTGAACAGACCAACCACAACAATATCAACAGTAACTTGGATCTGGACGGCGTGGTATCAGGACTGACCAACGCTGTGAACGAATCCATCGACAGTGTGACAGAGGGGGTGCATGAATAAATGGCGAGGAGCGGATATGAATTTTATTTGGACAAGTGCCTGTTACCGGTGACCCCTTCCAAACTGCAGCTGAAAATCGACAATGCCAACAAGACTCTTACGCTTATGGATGAAGGGGAGATCAATATCCTGAAAAAGGCCGGCCTGACAGAAGTTGAGTTCACCTGCGGTATTCCGCAGGTGAAATACCCTTTTGCCGTCTATAAGGACGGTTTTAAAACTGCCGACTACTATCTCAATTTTCTTGAGGACTTAAAAAACAGCATGAAACCATTCCAATTTATCGTTTGCCGCAGTCTTCCCGGTAATGGAAAGCTGTTTGGCACCAATCTTAAGGTGACGCTGGAGGAGTACAAACTGACAGAGGACGCCAAAAACGGATTTGATGTGGAAGTGACTGTAAAGCTGAAGCAATGGAGGGACTATGGAACCAAGACGGTAAATGTGATATTGACACAGGCCGGGCCCATGGCGACGGTGGACCCCCAAAGGGGAGACGACACATCGCCTGCGCCGTCCCAGGCCACCACCTATACGGTGGTGAAGGGTGACTGTCTGTGGAATATTGCCAAGAAATTCTACGGCAGCGGATCCAAATATACGGTCATCTATGACGCCAACCGGGTAATCATCGGCGGCAATCCAAACAGGATCTACCCGGGGCAGGTTCTCTCCATACCGGCGGCATGAGGAAAGGGGTTTTTGATGGATGTGGAACTTTTAATCGGCAATGAAATGGGTACAAGGGCCTTTCTGCCCGCTGTGGAGGAAGGGATCGAATGGCAGACAGACAGAAGAGGCACGCCCGGCAAACTCACCTTTAAGGTGCTGACGGACGATGTACTGGACTTTTCCGAGGGCAGCGCAGTCAGGCTCAGGGTGGACGGGGACGAAATTTTTTATGGATTCGTATTTAAGCAGTCCAGAGACAAAGACCGCCTGATCAACGTGACGGCTTACGACCAACTGCGGTATCTGAAAAACAAGGACACCATCGTGTACGAGAACAAGACAGCCTCCCAGCTGATCAATATGGTGGCGGCGGATTATGCTCTGCGTGTGGGTGAGGTGGAAGACAGCCGGTTCGTCATAGGGTCCAGAGTGGAGGAAAACACCTCCCTGTTTGAAATGATTGAAAATGCTCTGGACCAGACATTGACCAACACGGGGGAACTGTATGTATTCTACGATGATTTCGGAAAGCTGACTCTGAGACATATGTCCCGGATGTATGTGGGACGTCCCGGAGCCTACCTGATGATTGACGAGGAGACGGGGGAGAATTATGACTATACCACCTCCATTGATGAAGGCACCTACAACAAGATTAAGCTGACCTATGACAATGAAAAAACCGGTTATCGGGATGTCTACATAGCCCAGGATACCGGAAATATCAACAGATGGGGCGTCCTGCAGCATTTTGACACCCTCAATGAGGGGGAGAACGGCCAGGCCAAGGCGGATGCTCTTTTGAAGTTATACAATAAAAAGACGCGTAATCTGAAAATCACCAACGCAATAGGTGACAATCGGGTGCGGGCCGGGTCTCTGGTGATGGTCTGCCTTGGACTTGGGGATATGAAACTGAATCATTTTATGCTGGTGGAGTCCTGCAAACATATTTACAGGCAGGGGGAACACTGGATGGATCTGACGCTGAGAGGGGGTGAAATTGTTGGCTGACGCAAATCAATTTGTAAGAGCAGTGAAAAAGGCAGCGAAGGATGAATGGGAAGCCTGCAAACCGGTCAATGTTTTTTTTGGACAGGTGCAGGGGGTAAATCCGCTGAAAATCAGCGTGGAGCAGAAAATGCTCTTAGGGGAATCCCAGCTTGTACTGACCCGGAACGTGACGGATTATGAGAGCCGGGTCACTGTGGAATGGCTCACCCAGGAGGCACTGCAGCAGCCGCATTCCCACCAGATCCAGGGGCCGGAGAGCAATGGCCTGACCGCCGGAGCGGCGGATCTGAAGCACAGTCATGGGATATCCGGCGAGAAAACTGTCAGGGTTCACAATGCGCTGAAGGCCGGGGAGGAAGTGGTACTGATACGCCAGCAGGGCGGCCAGAAATTCATTGTAGTGGATCGGATAGGGGGTGGAAGATGATTCCTTCAACAGTTGGAACTTTAACACAGAACTTTAAAATCGTAAAGCAGCCGGGCCTGACATATCGGATGGACATGGAAGGAGGCTCCGTGCGGGGGCATGTGGACGGCAGAGAGGCTGTAAAACAGGCTATTTTCCGTATTCTGCAGACAGAAAGATACCAATATCTGATCTACCCCTGGTGGTATGGGATCGAGACTATTGACTTGTACGGCGAGCCAGTGGGGTGGGTCTGTGCGGAACTGGAGCGCAGGATCAGCGAAGCGCTTCTTATGGACGACAGAATCACGAAAGTGACGGATTTCAGCCATGACACCAGTGTGAAAGGCGTTGTCCATACGACTTTCACAACGCATACCATCTACGGAGATATCCCGGCGGAAAAGGAGGTGGAGGTATAATGTATGAAAATATGACAGATGATTTTCTGCGGGAGCGTATGCTGTCCCGGGTGTCCGACAAGCTGGATAAAAGGCCCAGTGCGCTGATCTACGATACCCATGAGGCCACGGCCAACGAACTGGCCATACTCTACACGGAACTGGAATACCTGGTGAAAAACGCATTTGGCGATACGGCATCCAGGGAATTCCTGATATTGTTGGCCCGGGATCGGGGTCTTGCTCCCGAGGCTGCCACAAAGGCCGTTTTAAAAGGAGAATTTACACCGTCTCATATTGATGTTACGGGAAAACGGTTTAATATAGGAGAAGTCAACTATGTGGTGTCAAAGCAGATACTTCCGGGGCAGTATCAGGTACAGTGCGAGACAGAGGGAACCATAGGCAATCTGCGCCTGGGGGCCATGATGCCCATTGACTATATTGACGGACTGCAGACTGCGCAGCTCACGGAGGTCCTGATCCCCGGTGAGGAGGAAGAGGACACAGAGGCATTCCGGCAGCGGTATTTTGACAGCTTCCGGGAACGTGCCTTTGCCGGAAACCAGGCCGCATATATAGAGGCGGTTAAGAAAATCAGCGGCGTGGGGGATTTAAAGGTGACAAGGGTATGGAACGGGGATATACGCCCGGCCGAACTGATCCCTTCCGCCGCAGCGGCCGCATGGTACAATTCCGTGATCGGCGGATTGGAGCCGGAAGCAGCGTCCTGGCCCCCGGGGAGACGCGGGAGTCCATTTTTGAGGCCATGTTCGGGGACAGCCTGGACCAGTT